ATGACAGAAACTTTTTTTGACAAACCATTGGCTTGCCGAGAAATCAAAGAAATCCCAGGCTTACTAGAGTTTGATATTCCTGTTCGTGGGGATAATCGTGGCTGGTTTAAAGAAAATTTCCAAAAAGAAAAAATGTTGCCAATTGGCTTTCCAGAACGTTTTTTTGAGGAAGGAAAACTACAAAACAACGTTTCTTTTTCACGTCAGCATGTGCTGCGTGGACTTCATGCTGAACCTTGGGATAAATACATCTCAGTTGCTGATGATGGCAAGGTTTTAGGAGCTTGGGTTGATCTTCGTGAGGGAGAGACTTTTGGAAACGTCTACCAGACAGTGATTGATGCTTCAAAAGGAATGTTTGTTCCTAGAGGGGTTGCTAATGGCTTTCAAGTTCTTTCAGAGACTGTCTCTTACAGTTATCTTGTCAATGACTACTGGGCTCTTGACTTGAAACCTAAGTATGCTTTTGTAAACTATGCTGACCCAAGTCTTGGGATTACTTGGGAAAATCTAGCAGCTGCAGAAGTTTCTGAAGCAGATAAAAACCATCCTCTTCTTAGTGATGTCAAACCACTGAAACCAAAAGACCTATAGGGAAACAACATACTCAGATGATTGGGATTAATCATTTGAGGTGGATATGAGGGGAGTTATTCTTCTCTACCTCAGGTAACAAGTAACAACTAAAAATGATGAAAGGAAAGTTCAGTTTCTCTCTTTGAGCTGAACATGGGACTCAAATCTTAGAAAGCAATGTTTTCTTAGACCTAAAACGTCTTTGTTAGAGTCATTACTTTTAATAGATTTTTTCGGAAACGAAAGGTCCCTCTATATCTTATGTATAAAAATATTATCGTAACTGGTGGAGCTGGTTTCATCGGTTCTAACTTTGTACACTATGTCTACAATAACCACCCAGATGTTCATGTAACTGTCCTTGATAAATTGACATATGCAGGTAACCGTGCTAACATTGAAGCTATTCTTGGTGATCGTGTTGAGTTAGTTGTTGGTGATATCGCTGACGCTGAATTGGTAGATAAATTGGCTGCCAAAGCGGATGCTATTGTTCACTATGCGGCTGAGAGCCACAACGATAACTCATTGGAAGATCCAAGTCCATTTATCCATACAAACTTTATCGGAACTTACACTTTGCTTGAAGCAGCTCGTAAATACGATATCCGTTTCCACCACGTGTCAACTGATGAAGTTTATGGAGATCTTCCACTTCGTGAAGACCTTCCAGGACAGGGCGAAGGACCAGGTGAAAAATTCACTGCTGAAACAAAATACAATCCATCATCACCTTACTCATCAACTAAGGCAGCTTCTGACCTTATCGTTAAGGCATGGGTACGTTCCTTCGGTGTGAAAGCGACCATTTCGAACTGTTCAAATAACTATGGACCATACCAACACATCGAAAAATTCATTCCACGTCAAATTACAAATATCTTGGCAGGAATCAAACCAAAACTTTATGGTGAAGGTAAAAACGTCCGTGACTGGATTCATACTAATGATCATTCTACAGGAGTATGGGCTATTTTGACTAAGGGTCGTATCGGTGAAACATACCTTATTGGTGCCGACGGCGAGAAAAACAACAAGGAAGTTCTTGAATTGATTCTTGAAAAAATGGGTCAACCAAAAGACGCTTATGATCACGTAACTGACCGTGCTGGTCACGATCTTCGTTACGCTATTGATTCTACAAAATTGCGTGAAGAACTCGGCTGGGAACCACAATTTACAAACTTTTCAGAAGGTTTGGAAGAAACTATTAAGTGGTACACAGAAAATGAGACATGGTGGAAAGCAGAAAAAGATGCTGTAGAAGCCAAGTATGCTAAAACTCAAGAAGTGATTAAATAAAACATTAAAGAGCCTTGTCATATCAACGTTTGTTGAAGATGTCAAGGTTTTTTCTTGTGTTTTGGGGCATTTTTGGGGCATATTATAGCCGATTTAAGATGTCGACGACTTCATTTTTCATGCTTTTCGTGACGTGGGTATAGATTTGTTGAGTAGTTTTCGAGTCAGCGTGTCCAACTCTATCCATGATAGTTTTTAAGGGCACTTTGTTTTCTGCAAGGCGACTCACCAGGGTATGACGGAAGATGTGGCTGGTGAGTTCTTTTTGAATCGGTTTTTCTAGTCTCTTATTTGCCGCTCTGATAGAGGTGTTGAGGGCGTTGTCTTGAATAGGAACGCCATTTCTGGAAATGAAGATGTAGCCCATGTCCTTGTAATTAGGATTAGTATTTTTTTCAAGAGCATTAATTTTCAGTATATCCTGAATAATTTCTTTTTCACGTTTGGTTATCAATGTTTCACGCCAACTGGAATTTGTTTTAGGGGTGGTTTTGATAGCGTTTCTATAGCCATTTGAGGTGTAGTCAAGAGTTCCGTGGATTTCAATGATATCATTTTTGATATTGTCTGGCTGTATAGCTAGAGCTTCTCCAATGCGGCAGCCGTTTAAGCTCATAAATTCTGCCAGATAAGCCATTTTAATCGATCCTTTACGTCTATACATTTCATCTAATAGCCTTTTGAGTTCATCTTTTTCTAAAAACTTCTGGGCAACGTCTTCAAAGTCTTTGATGGTCTTAACAGGTTTTGCGAGTTGGGTACTAATAACTGGATTGATTGAGACATACTCTAAAGCGATAGCGTAGTCGAAGGTTTGTTTGAGCAGCTGCCGTGCTCGTTTACGTTTGTCATAACTACCTGGTATTTTGTCGATAATACTTTGCAGGTATTTCGTGGTTACCCTGGCAATCATCACTTCTGGATCAATTAAGTTTCGCAATTCTCTGATTCTAAAATCAAGAGAGCGGACAGAAGTTGATTTGAGTGATTTCTGATGATGTTCCCACCATTCGTTCATGACATCTAGTAGGTAGGCATCGGTTGTGGTAAGACTTGTTAAGATTTTAGATATTTTTTCGTCAAGATATTTTTTGGCTTCTTTTCGTATTCGTGGCGTGTCTTTTTCCATAAGGACAGAAGCTCTGCACCACTTGCCAGTATACGGGTGTTTGTACCGTTCTACAAAATTTACTTTTCCACTTTTGTGTTTTTCTGACCACATTGTTTTTTACCTCATTTTCTGTTAAAATAGGTATAGTAAAGAGACCTACTGCAAAGCAGGTTTTTACTATACTAGATTTGCCTCGTGCTTCGCTTTGGTCGGTTGGAGCGTGGGGCTTTTTTTAGCTATTGTATAAAATATCTATTAATTTTATAGTGTCATCTTCAAATTTATCTCTATATTCAAGTAATCTTTCTTTTCCTTTTGATAGGTTATTTTGTTTTCCTTTTTCTGTTTTTAGCACATTTGCTTTTTTGATATTGTCAAAATAATATCTTTTAACAAATTCTTCTTCGATATTTAGCTTTTCGTTTGTGAGCCTCTCTAAGCCTTTCTCTAAGTCATCTCCACTCGCGTTTATAAAGTCATACTTACTTATTTCTACCGCACGTTCAAGGCTATATTTAGCTGTATCCAAGTTGTTAAAAAATGTGTCTGGGTTAGTTGTGTCATTAACAATAGTCATGCTTTGATTGTACAAAAACAATTTATGTTCGCATTCGTTGACTAAATTAGTTAACTCTATTTCTTTTCGCTTTACTTCTGATTTTTTCTCTTTTTTTGGAGATTTAAATAAGTCCAAAAAAGAATGATTTTTGCTGGAATTTAAATCAATACCAGATAATCCACCAAAAGTTGTTTTTTATAGACTTTGTTATAAATAGCTTTTTCAGGGTCTGTTATCAAACCAACGCCTTTTTTATCATACATTGGATTAATAGACTTTTTAAGTGATCTCTTAATTTTACCTGTTGTCCTAGCTTTAATGGATTTTTTTAGACTAGGTGTTCTCAATCCTATTTTCATATCAACCCCCTAAATCAAGCGTGGAATTTTTAGTTATTATTGATTTTTCTGAGTTCATCCAAAATTTCTTGGTTTTGACTAATCAGTATCCAATTTTGTTCCACTAATGCTGATAAGTACGTAACTTTTACCTGTTCCTCAGCTTTTGCAAAACTCAAAGCCATGCCTGCTTAAAAAAATCCGTTACCAGCCAAATCATTAATCACACGTCTTACTTGCACGTTGGATTTTTCGTTCAAGTTGTCAATTCCACGTTGAGATAAATATTTTTGTATTTTTTGTTTTTCTTCTCTGGATAATTTTTCTCCGCCGAATATCGTCATAATAATCTCCCTAAATTAACTTCCTAAATTCGTCTTGGATCATTTCTTGTCCCCAAGAAGTTGATATTTTATAATGATTTGCAAATTTTAACCAGTCGAAGCTATAAATATCATGGTCAGAGAGATAATCTTTTATTAATTCTCTGACCATAAATCTGTCAGCTTGATTTTCATATTTAAGCAGTAATCTTTGGTACTGTTTTGGGTCATGTTCTATGTGTCCCAATTCATGCAAGATTACTTTTTTCCTGTCTTTTTCAGACAGGTTTTTATTAACATAGATTATTCGATGATCAGGATAATAAAATCCTGACCTATCCCACATTGTGTCTGGGAACTCAAATAGTTTTATGTTGTACTGATTAAGTATCTCATCTATCTTCACCATTTCCGACCCCTAGCGACAATTTAATAATAGCTTCGATTTTTTCGACATCGTCATCAGATAGTGGTTTGCCATCAAACATAACAACGCGCTCGCGTAGATTCGACAGATCGATGGTTTGTGTCGGAGAGTTTTTAGGTGTCACTCCAATGATATGTTCTGGTGTCGTTCCTAAAGCCTTAGCGAATAAGTTGGCTCTATCTAGCGGGAACTTTCTTGCTTTATTAAAGTATAATGATACACCTGATTTTGACATGCCGACCTTTCTGGAAAGTTCACTTATCGAGATACGCTTCTCTTTTCTGATATTATCCATCAAGTCAATTATTTCGTCGTTTGTACGCATTTATTTTGCCTTTCTTCTATTAACTGTCTAAATTATACCACCGTTCTCTTAAAAGCACAAGCGTTCTTTTGAAAAAACTTTTTTTATTTTTTTGATTAAAAGTGTTGACAATAAAGAACGTTGTTGATATACTTATCTTGTTCTTTAAAAAGAACGAAATAAAAAAACAAATTAAGAGAGGAGCAAGTATGGCAGTAGATTATTTACGCGTTAAAGCAGAACGCATTGCCAGAGGCTACACGCAAGACTATATGGCTAAGCAATTAGGATGGTCTGATCGAGCTAGATATGCAAAACGGGAGAATGGTTTTGTATCTTTTGATGCTGATGAATTAGCAAAAGTTGCTGAAGTTTTAGGCATTTCAAAAGATGATATTGGAATTTTTTTACATACAACGTTCGCTAAAGAGAACGATTATTTGTTTTAAAAACAAAAAAACGACTGCTGGAACAGTCGCTAACTAAATTAATTTACTTAATTATATCACAAGGAGATCACTATGGACAATATCTTAATGAGTTTGTCCGACTGGATAAAAGAATTTATTGAAAAAACAGTTAACAAATTAGTCCAAATGAAGTTAGACGAACTCAATGCAGAATTATGGACCAGAGAAAAAGTAGCAGAGAGGCTTAACATGAGCCCCGGCACTTTTGACAAATACTACAGACACGACAAAAATTTTCCAAAGGAATTGCCAGCTGTCCGTTGGAAAAAAGCTGAAATCATAGCTTGGCTAAATAACAAATAAGACTTTTGGACGAGATCGAGGAGAAATAACATGAAACTATTAGATTTTATTTTTACAAAACCAAAAAAACAGGAAAAATCAAAATGGACGATTGAAAACAACGGTTGGGAAGCTAATGCACGTAGATATAACCAAAAGCACGGTTTACCTGCTAAACAAATTTAGTAGGAGACGGATAACATGAACAGAATAAAAGAGTTGCGCAAAGAAAAAGGCTTGACTCAGCAAGATCTTGCAGAAGAAATATACGTGCATTATAGGACGATCCAACGCTGGGAAAATAAACACAAAATTGCGCTTGATCAAGCGCAATTACTAGCAGATTATTTTGATGTATCAGTCGCTTACCTGCTCGGATATAGCGATACTACAAAAGATAACAAAGATTTTATCACAATATCTGTCAAAGAGTACAATGAGCTTAAAAAACGATCAGATGTTTTAGATGGAGTTATTGAGACGTTAAAAGACAAGAGATGCGAAAGCTATTTTTGAAGAAGGGAGATAACATATCTTGGCGCAGTCAGACAGATATACATACTGCAGTCGAGGCTCTATATAAGCGGATTTAGCGAAGACTGGGAGAGCAACTATTTTGAGGTCCAAGCTTTGCTTGGGCAAGAGATCGACAAGCTACAAAATAAAGTCATAGCTCTGACAAGAGAAAACGATAGACCGAAAGCTGAAAAGTGGCAGTTAAAACGTAGAAAGAGGAAATAACATGGCTTATTTATACGAATTAGAAGGCATTTACGCACAATTACAGTCAATGGATTTAGACGAAGAAACATTTCAGGACACGCTGGACAGTATTGATTTTCAGGCGGATTTAGAAAACAACATTGAATATTTTGTCAAAATGTTAAAAAATGCTCAAGCTAACGAAGAAATGTATAAAGCTGAAAAAGAAGCTTTTTACGAAAAGCAAAAACAAGCGCAAGCTAAAATTGATAAATACAAAGAGACGATACATTTAGCAATGGCTTTGTCTAATAAGAAAAAAGTAGATGCTGGAATGTTTAAAGTGTCGCTACGAAAAAACAAAAAAGTTGAGGTGCTGGACGAAACAAAGATTCCTCTCGAATATATGACCGAAAAAATTGAGCGGAAGCCAGATAAAAAAGAATTAGCTAAATTACTTAAAACTGGTCAAGAAATTGCTGGAGTTGAGTTAATTGAAACTGAAAGTTTACAGGTAAAATAGATGAAAATCACTAAAGCAACAGAAATAAAAAATAATGATAGTTGTTATTTAATCTATGGTAATCCAGGGTTTGGAAAAACATCAACTGCAAAATATTTGCCCGGAAAAACTATTGTAATCAATATTGATAAGTCGGCAAAAGTTCTTAGAGGGAACGAAAATATTGATATTGCGGATATAGATACGCATAAAATTTGGGGAGAGTGGTTAGACACAGTAAAAGAGTTACTAAATGGAGCAGCGAATGATTATGACAACATCGTTATAGATAATGTCTCCGAGTTATTTAGGGCTTGCCTAGCGAATCTTGGGCGCGAGGGTAAAAATCATCGTGTGCCAAGTCAAGCTGATTATCAACGAGTTGACTTTACTATTTTAGATAGTCTGCGAGCGCTACTGCAATTAAATAAACGCATTGTATTTTTAGCTTGGGAAACCTCTGATCAATGGACTGACGAAAACGGAATGATTTATAACAGAGCAATGCCAGATATCAGGACAAAAATATTAAACAACTTCCTTGGACTTACAGATGTTGTGGCTAGATTGGTCAAAAAAACTACAGACGATGGGGAAGAAGTGAGAGGTTTTATTTTACAGCCATCAGCTAGTGTTTATGCTAAAAATCGTTTAGATGATCGCAAAGGGTGTAAAGTGGAGGAATTATTTGAAACTACGTGATTATCAAGAAGAATTACTAACAGCCATCAGGAGGTCATTAGCGACTGGAAATAAACGAATAATCGTCCAGTCGCCTCCCTAGAAGTGGAAAGACAGTCGTTATGGCCCATATCGCAAGAAGCGCTACGGATAAAGGAAACAGAGTATTGTTTTTTAGCCACAGAAAAGAAATCAATGAACAGGTAGAGAGAACATTTGCAGCAAATGGAGTTAACTCAAATCTGTTAACTATCGGTGGTGTGCAGTCGTTAGTCAGAAAACTAGACAGTCTCTCTCAACCAGAGGTGATCTTGATTGACGAGGCTCACCACAGTAAAGCCAAGTCTTACTTAAAAATCATCGACCATTTCAAAAACGCTTATGTATTGATGTTTACTGGGACACCAGTCAGGTTAAATGGAGATGGATTTGATGACATTGCGGATGATTTGGTAGCTGGGAAATCTGTCAAATGGCTGCAAGAACACGGTAATATAGCTAACTTTAAATACTATGCTCCGTCCATGATTGATAATTCTGCCCTCAAAAAAAGAGGTGGAGAGTTTACTAAGGATTCTGTTAATCAATCCATGAAATCGGTTATCTATGGTGACGTTATTAAACACTATGAAAAGCTAGCA